GTCACTGTCAAGCCTGTACTCGGCTCTTGTATTCCGAGCTTAGCAACATCTTTCACCCACATGGGTAAGAGTTTGCCATGAAAGCAGATGTCACCTAAGTACTCCCACACTATTGTAGACACTGTCGTTTTACCCAGGTGGAATACGAGTCCAAGGTGGGCGTATGTTGTCTTTATAGCATGAATCTTGTTTAATAATGCACTGGGCCCCATATATCTTGGGAACTTAAAGTGTAGTAGCCCATCATCAGAGAATGTTAGGAGTGACCCACTCAGCCCTGTAGATTCAAGTGATATCTCCATAATGGCAGCATGTATCGATGACCAGACAAAATTAAGGAACCCTTCGAAGCCACCTTTAATTCCTGCCATATAGTTTGAGTAACCCCGTGTATTATGGATGACAATTGAAGCCCTGAAAAACAGGTCAATTCGTTCCATCCACTCTTCACCTGAAACTTCTGCTAGAATTGATCCATACTCCCGCACTAACACCATTGGGAACTTCTTTGAGAACTCAGCCATATCAAATGATACAAAGATAGACTGGCTTGTGTCATCATAGTCACCCATTGCCTCACAGAAGCGTTCGAGGTCTTTCCTCCTTGCCGTGTATGATTTTACAATTGATACTCCAGTCTGCGCTCTTGACACTTGCCTTGCTAGTCTCTCCACTCTCTGAGTTAGTGTCTTGAGCTGCTGATCTGCCATGTAGAAGAGTCTTGTCACTGCTTTGTGGTACTCCTGCGCTTTTGGCTCCGTACCAACTATGTACCTAGCACTTTCAATAGACATAACAAACTCCTGGAATGCATCGTCAGGGATGAGTTCAATTTCAAGGTCGGGGTATTTCGCCTCAAACCCAGTATGTAGCCTCACCACTTCCTGGAATCTCTTAACAGCTTCAGAATATGACAGTTGGTCTTCTCCTTTCATAGCACTAACAGCATCATTAACGGTCATTACCTCCCTGTGCCTATTAGATTGGCAAGTTGTTCTATTTCGTATCCCCCATTCCCTCAGATCATCAAAGGTCTCTCTTGATTGATCACCGCACCTCTGTGAACTTTTATCAGAGGGTTTGACCATTATCTCGTCAGCACGCGGCAGTGTATACACCCTCTTGAACCTTACGCCAGACCACTCGAGCGCAGACCTTTGACACAATGCTGCAGTAGGCACTTGGGTTGCATTCATATCATCCACGAGATCCTGGGATGAAGGCTCATTTGTAAATGCGGTTACATTATGGTGACTGGCTTTCAGTGATCTATATATGGTTCTCCTCAGGACACCTCTGAATCTTTCTAGCATCCTAGGTGTTACTTGGTTTGGTTCACTTAACCCCTCGATTGACGAGAACAGTGAAGACATATTTGCATCAGGATGTGGTACATACTTGTACAAGTTTGAGAGATTCAAGGCATCCTCGATGCAATATGTTGTGGAGGTGAACAGGGATATGAATGAATATGCGCAACTAACCTTTCGGTCATCATATGCTTCGGCTAATGCAGATTCTGTTGACCTCCCAATACACCCGTCTGATGCAAGCCGAGCCACTAGGAGGTTTCTTGAAGCCTTGATGTACTCTCCAACATGCTCTGGGGTGTCCTTCGCCACTTCCCATGACTCTTCAACAAACATCCTTATAAGGTCGTACGGGGGAACTCTCAGCCTCATTTCACCAACAGATAAGCATAGATTAAATAATGAACGTAACGTCTCAACTATTCTCTGGTAGTGAAGTGTAGTTATAACCCACTCTCTTGACCCTGCTCTCACTATTGCAACCGACCCTATGACTGACAGGGAAATCTTGACAGACCCTCCAGAAGCTTCAGATGTCATTTTGTGTTTCTTTAGCACCTTGTTTCGTGAGGCCGGATCATCTTCAGTCATCGATATTTGCTTTATAAACTTTGGGTAGAGAGGTGTGGCACTGTTCATGAGGTCCTGTAGTTTATCAGACGCTACGAGAAGGGATGAGCAAAGAGACAGGCTGTCCTCATCGCCTATTGTCCTTGAGACAGGGTTCCGATGAGTTGTTGGGGACCTGATCCTTGATGAATTTAGCCCACTATATATGAGGGATGTGATTCTAGTCCTCTCCCTTCTGGAGCTAACTTTATCTGGAGATGAAACGATATATAGGAGTATGTCCCAGACACTCCTGTTTCCCA